GACAGTGGCACACCTGAAACCCAAGTGAATGTAGTTGCTTGGAGTAGTATGAAGGATGAAAAGGAGGATAGCAATGATTAACTTTTATGATTTCACAGTCGGTGGTAAGAGATACATTGAACCTCACGAGGGACAGAAAACAGTCCTTAAAAGCAATGCAAGGTTTAAGGTGGTGTGTTGTGGTAGGAGGTTTGGAAAATCAGTGCTTGCAATAAACACACTATTAGAACATTGTTTGGCTAATTCTAATCATACCTACTGGGCTGTGGCTCCGACCTTTCGTCAGGCAAAAACCATTTCGTGGAGGTATTTAATGAGCCGAATTAGAATGCTCCCTGCATTGGAGCAAAAGAGAATGAGGATTAACGAAACCAATTTATCGGTAGAGTTTAGTAATGGGAGTTTATTAGAATTAAAAGGGGTAGAAAGACCTGATAACCTGCTTGGTACTGGATTGGATGGGGTTGTACTGGACGAGTATGCTGTGGACACTTATGGAAGTTCCCCTATATGGAAAGAGATTATACGACCGTCCCTGTCAGACAAGGGGGGCTGGACAATTATAATTAGCACACCGAGAGGGTATAACCATTTTTTTGAATTGTTCGATTATGCACAAAACAGTGGAGACTCTGACTGGGAAGCATTCAGAATGCCCAGTGAGGTGAATCCTGTATTGAGTAAAAAGGAATTAGAGAGTGCTAGGGCTGAATTGGGGGAAGACTTGTACAGTCAAGAGTACGAAGCATTGTTCAAAAAGAGGAGTGGACTTGTGTATCAGAATTTTGATAGAGACATTCATGTAATAAAGGAAGTAGACCCTGACATTATATCTTCTCGTTGGAGTTTGGAGGTTGGTATTGATTTTGGTGGTGCACACCCTACTGCTGCTGTATTTGTATTATTTTCCCAGAATGACGACACTGCTTATGTAGTGGACGAATACTATGAAAGTAATATAAGTAGCGATAAGCATTTAGAAGCATTAAAAGCGAAAGAGAATTATTGGTTAGGGGTATTAAAACAGCAAAGACCAAGGGTTCGTTGGGGAGACTCACAAGCAAAGCAGTTGATAATGGACTACACAAGGGCAGGGTACCATATTACACCAACGATAAAGGGCAGGGACAGTGTACAAGCAGGCATTGATGATGTGAAGAAGAGACTTAATGTGGACATAGTGAGTAAAAAGCCGAAGTTATACATTACAAGTAATTGCACAAGCACAATACGAGAGTTTGAAAACTATGTATGGATTACAGGCAGTAGTGGGAGTGCAGAAGAAGACGATATGATGAGACTCGCAGCGAAGAGAAAGGATGCTCCAAGAAAAATATTTGATGATGCAATGGACGCACTCAGGTATGTCATCAGCCACCATGTTCCAGTGAGTTCTCAGGGGGCTGTAAAGACTGTTCAAAGACAACGAGACCCGTTTACGGGGATTTAGGTATTTAATTTTTTAATATATTTAATATGAAGGTTCTAGTAAAAAATAACAGACTTGCCCTAGAAGCGTCTGTAAAGAGGCTCTCAGACTTAGACGATGCAAAGTTGGCACAATTGGCAGCGAGGTATCAAATAGGCTCCCAGAGGGCTGTTAAGAAGCCCGTAGAGGTTGTTCGTAAGGGAAGAGTCCTTGAGGAGGAGAGACTCTCTTATGAGAGGAAACCAAGGGCTATCTTAGAGAATGAGTTACGAAAGTATCTCAGTATCACAATAGATATTCCTAAGGAGCACTGGACTGATGACCAGAGTTATTTCTGGCAGTCTAACAATGTGGAGGAAAAGGATGATATTAACGAGATAAACAGACTTAAGGAAGAAATGGGTATCCTTGCAGAACTACCCCCATTTGAGGAGGGCAAGGACAATCTCTCTACTTCAAGGTTATTGTGTGAACTGACAGAACCTCAGTGGGAGTGGGTTAGTGAGCACAACAACTTTAAGATGGAATATGAGAAAGATGAAGAAACTAAAACAAGGACTGCAAAGAGGGTTCATGTTCATAAACTTATGGTGCATGAGTGGGTTCCTGAGGATGATAGTGATGTAGAAAGACTCAAGGGAATGGCAGATACAGTCGCTGTTAAATTGTCAAGAGAAAAGTATGTTAAAGAAAGCAAAACTAAGTAGTAGTATTCAAGCCACAGCAGAATTGGCAAGGGAAGAGTTTTCCAATCCTGAGACCTTGATAGAATTGAATAATATCTTCAAGGACTTAGCCTGGGGGACTGTTGAGATTACCGTGGTAGAAGGGGAAATAGAGAACATAAAGATTACGAGAAATTACAAACCTTACTCCACAGTTGACGAGTCTGAATAAATAGGGTAGTATATTAGTATAACTTAAAAATTTCAGAGCATTGACAGAGAATACTAAAAAATTATTGACCACCCTAGACAAGGTTGAGGAAAATTACGAGCCTAATTACAGTGTTTGGAAGAAAAAAGAGGAGTGGGAGACTGTTGGTAAGATTCGAAACAGAATTAGGCAAATGTACCAAGCCAGGCAGAGTAATTGTTATTTGACCAATACGGATGGTTCTGCTTCCTGGGACAATCACTAGGATTTAGTGGAAAAGAATTATTTAATGTATGCGAAGTTTGACCAAGAAGACCCACAGCCTAACTTAAAGTCTGGTATGGCATACAGAACTATTACTCAGATTGATGCAAGAGAGAGAAAACAGCAAATAGACTTCTTAGTGGAAGCAAGGAATGAGAGTGATGAAGACCAGGGCAGGGCGATTACTCACAGGTATTTATTCCAGGATTACTTTAGAAGAAACCCTGATATTAGGTACAGTTTTTTTGACTCTTCCAAATCGGCGAAAATCTTTGGCACTTCTATTGCCTACATTCCTTATAGTGTGAGAATCCGAGAGGTTATGAAGCCTGTGGCTCCTGATGTTGATAAGAAGAAGATTAAGCAGGGAGAATTACCTAAGATGGGGTATAAGAAAGAAACTAGGGTTGATTTTGAGGATGTAGACTTTGTACCATGGAATTTAAGAGACTTTTATATAGACCCTAATGCACAGAACTTGCATGGTTCTAATCATGTAGCAACAGACTGTGCTGGTATTATGTATTCCACCCCTGCACAAGTTCGTATGATGTTTGAGGGGGACGGGGATGTAAAAAACCTGGACCTAATTACAAGCAGCAATCGAGAGAGTTATTCCAGTCCATTCTACAAGACCGACAGAGACATAGAGAGTGGTTTTTGCGAGGTTATATTCTACTACAACATAGAAACAGACTCGGAAGTAATCATAGTGGACGATATACTTATTAAAGAGGGTCCTATTCCTTACCAGGACAAGAGACACCCATTCGTAGCATTCCATTTAATAAAGCACCCTGGTCATTTCTATGGCATGGGGATTGTGGATGCAGTTCTTCAATTATCGGCAGAAGACGCAGCAAATAAGAATGCAAGGATAAGGAACACAAGGTTTAAGATAGAGGCTCCTGTATTTGTGGGGGACACTATCTTCGGGGATGTTGACAATCAGGTGGACAGTATAGAACCAGGGCAACTTGTAAAGGTTACTGATGTGAACCAAGTAAAGGTTATGGCAACCCCAGACATACCATTTGATAGTTGGAGGATAAGTGAGGAATTAAAGGACGAAGCAGTCATGAATACAGGTATTAACCCACAGGGCTTGTCTTTGCCAATGAGTTCCACACCAGCCACTAACACAATCGCAATGAAAGAAACAATGAGTGACATTGTTAATATGTATATGGACACTTTAATGCAGGGTATGAACCACTGGGGGCAATTACTAGAAAGTAGGTTTTGCCAGTTCTACAGTATGCCAACTAAAAAGGCTGCATTGGAATTAGGCAAGAAGCAAATGAGAGAATTGAAACTTGAAGACATTAGACTGTACGACGACGAGGGTCAAATGAAGACTGCCGAAATAAAGGGTTCACAGATTATCAGGCTGGACAAGAAGATGTTTGAATGGACAGGAGAGCCTAGGATTTACATTTCAGCCGATTTTGTAGCACCAATAAGTGAAGCATTCCAAATGAGAAAGGCACAGGAAATACTCCCACAATTAGCACCATTCGCAGGAGAACCAGGTGCTGAAATAAGACCAGGAGTACCTGCTACTATTCATATAAGAAAATTACTAGGCTGGTACCTTGACCAAATGAAAGTCAGAGACAAGGACTTACTAATAGACGAAGACGAGGACAGAATAGACGAAATAAGACAAGCACAGGAACAGCAGAAAGCCATGATGGATGGTGAGGATGTAGAGGGAATCCCAGGAGAACCACAAGCCCACAGATACACCCATGCTGTTGAATTACTAAGACTTAATAACACAGTGGACAATCCAGAGTTTATTGAAATGATGGGTATGCCTGACGAGGGAACACAGAAGTTTGTAGCAGCAGTATTAGACTATAAGAAGAAACTAACCGAACACTCAAAGACTGACAACCTACTAGCCCAGGGGGCAAGTGAAGCAGCGATTGGGGCAAGTGAAGCATTCGACCAAGCAATGAGTGGACAACCTGCACAGCCTGCACAGCCAGGAATGCCTAGAAACAATGCACCGACTGTACCATTAGTAAGTGGTGCAATGGGGTTACCAAACGAGGGGGGGATTCCAGTTCCTAATCAAATAGCGCCCTCAGACGAATCTGGAATGGGGATGTATTAAATTATTACTGTTATTAAATGAAGAAAACATTAGACGAGAATAGTTTAGAGCAATTAAGGGCTACACTTAAATCGCAGGAGTGGGGTGCACTAAAACAAGACGCACTAAATGCCTGGAATAATAAGTGCAGTAATAAAATAGTGTCTTCGGAGAATGTGAGTGTAGAAGCCATGAGTGCAATGGCGAGTGAATTGAAGTATGGTACTTTGGGTATAGTATGGTTTTTCTCTGTATTTTTGCCAGAGTTAACCAGGGTAGAAAAAGACAAGGTTGACAAAAGTAAGGAGTAAGGTTATATTAAGATACAATTTATTGCCCGACTAATCATAGAGGGTTTGTGTTTAGAAGTAATTTGTATTTCTAGGCATGAACCCTTTTTGGGTTTAATTAAATTCTTTAACAATTTATGTTATGGCAGACGAAGAAAAAATCGTCCAGGACCCCCAGATTGAAGAGTCTGTGGCAACTCCTGAAACACCTTCGGAATCCTCCCCTGCAGTTGAGAGCAGCAACGAGGACGCCAAGAAAAAAGAAGGGTCTCAAACAGAGGGTAAAGACCTCTCCGTAGAAGAGCTACGGGAAAAGTACAGTGCTAGTTCTAAGGAGGCTCGGCTTCTCAAAGAAGAGAAGGAGCAAATACAGCGAGAATTACTCGCTACGGTAACAAAGAGCCGAGAAATCTTTGAGGGCTACTTAGACGGAAAGGGGCTTACCCCTGAAGAGAAAATCTATTATATGAATATATATGATAGTGAGGTTGCACCCCAGCAGGGTAATGCACAGAATACTCCTCAGGCAACTAAGCAGCAAGGACAGACACTTCCGTCCACTCAAACAGCAAATCCCATAAGGGAATCCTGGATGAGTCAAAAGGACCAAGAAGTAATGGCTAAATTTGAAGCACAAGCACAGGCTTCTAAGGAGTTCTTTAACAGGGACGACAACAAGGACCTAACTCCTGTGGCACGTAATGCGATAATCGCACAGGCAGAATACTTTGATTTAGAAAAAGGTATGAGTCCTAGTGAGGCACTAAATGCTGCTAGAAGGGTAGTTTTGTCTCCTGAGGAAATTCAGGAAGAGGGTTATGTTGAAGCTGTTAGAGACAGTATGATTGGAGTAAACAGAGGAATGAGTGGTTCAGGTAGTGGTTCAAAAGGCAGTGCCTTTACACTCCCCAAGAAACACCAAGCCTTTGTAGAACAAGAAATACGCAATAGAGGCTTGAAAGACAAAGAAGCCGAGGAGTATAGGCAAGCCTATGCTTTAAGGTTAGCTCGAAAGAGTGAATAGTTAATTTAGAAAACTAACAATATGAAAATTGTAAAATATGGTGACGGTGCATCTGCCAGGCCAGCTGAAACTTTTCTTGCAAAGGGCAATGAAACCTTTTATATGGGTGGTGCTGTTAAACTCGCAGGAGGAACGGTTGAGCCCTCTGATGAAGTAACTGACCCAATTTATGGAATTTGCGTAGGATTTGTTGGTGCAGATGGAAACACTCCCTATAAGAATTTACTTGCAGGACAGAAGAATGCAGGTGATACTTATGTAGATGGAGTTTCTTTGAAACCAGTTAGTGGTAACGCTATTGGTCTAAGAATAAAAGTTGTTCCTGTTCAGCCTAACGATGTCATAAGAGGACTCGCTAATGCTGACGTTGGTGCAACAGCCGCAGCCAAAAAGGTAGGAAACTACATAAACGTTTCGACCACAGCGTCAAGCGAATTTGGCAAAGCAACTGCAACCTCAGCAAAAGAGCAGTTCCTGATTGTTGGACATCCTGGAAAGGGCAGTCCAAGAGCTCTCGATGTGAAAGTCGTAGAGGGTCAGATATTTGGACAGTAGTCCAGAATTTATTTAAGATAATTTGATGATACAATGGCAACACATTTAACAAGTACACATCCAGAGCTAACAGCTCCAGGGATTGAAATGTGGATGGAGGAAGAGGCTAAATTGTATTCTCCTATATTTCCTAAGGTCTTTACCTTAGAAACAACCTCAAGGCTCTACGAGGATGATTCCAGCATTGCAGGAATTGACTTCTTGGAAGAGGTTGGTGAGGCGGCAGCGTCTCCAGAGGATGAGTTCCTAATTGGATATATGTGGAGATACCAGCAAAAGGTATTTAAGAGAAAAATATCAGTCTCTAAATTACTCCGACAGACTGACCTTTATAACAAGGTTCAGGAAAATTCTAAGGAGCTTTCTAAGAAGGCTGCTCAGAGTAGAGATGTTCAAGCATTCTCTATTTTCAGGCAAGCATTTGGAGCTACTCCAGTTTATGGTGATGGTAAGAATCTTATTTCAGTCGCACACCCAAGAAAAGATGGTGGGGCTGCACAGAGAAATACCTTCATTGATGGTGTTCAGAGAGCACTTTCTTATGACAACCTCAAATTACTTGAGGATGTACTAATTGAGGTTTACTCCAACAAGGGTATTCCTATTGATGTAGGTCTTAACTCTCAGTTGATGTTAATGGTAACCCCATACAACAGAGAGGCAGCACTACAGATTGCCGAGGCAGATGGAACTCCAGGCACAGCAGATAACTCAGTTAACTACTGGAAAGGGAGAAACGTTGACGTCTTGGTCAATCCTTACATTTCTTGGAGATTTGCTTATAAGATGGGTGAAACCACTTCTACAGACCGTGAGGCTTGGGATAAGAGATACTTCTTACTCGACCCTTACTATGCTAAGAAGGTATTGAAGTTCAAACAACTTCAGGACTTCGAAGTAAACGCATGGGAAGACGATGACACTGATGTATGGTTTGCAAAAGTCAGAGATGTCTTTGCAGTCGGAATCAGTGGTTGGTATGGCATCGCAGGTTCATTGGGCGATGGGACAACCTACACAGCATAACCAAGGCTTGTGACACCCTGGTGGGAGGTGTAAATCCCACCCCTTTAAGTTAAGTTGACCGAGTAGGTGAACCTCGGCTAAAAGAGATTAACTTTATTTTTTAATTCTAATGAGTATAAGAATAGGTGAGAAAGTCTATACGACTCACACTGGGGTAAATGCCAGTGACGGCTTTTCTATAAACGGCAAACAGATAATTGATAGTGAGGGCAACCTTATTGTTAAGAGTATTTCTGTTGGTTTAGGTGGAACTGCTATTGAGATAGTAAACTCTACGGGAGATATTTCTGTAGCAACTGGTCCTACAGGTCCTACAGGTCCAACAGGTCTTAAGGGGGCTACTGGTCCTACAGGTCCTACAGGTCCAACAGGTCTTAAGGGGG